TCAGCGCGTCGCGATCGCCACCGCCGCACCGGCCATTGCCGTCGCGCTCGTGCGGTTCGCGATCCGCTTCGCGCGTGCCGACGTGAGGAACGCACGCGCTCGCGAAGCGAGCAGCGACCAGAAGCAGTCGGCCAGGATCAGGACCGCGAGCATCGTGCCGACGAGTTCCGTCCACGCGAGGACACCGACATGCGTCAGGTCGACGATCGTCGGCAACAGCGCGAGATAGAAGAGCATGATCTTCGGATTGCCGAACGCTAGGCAAAATACATAATAACAAAGTTGCTTTGCCCTCTGGGCGAGCGTGGCTGTTGCATTGGTCCCAATTTGGGACTATAGTTATGTTCATGCGAATCGTTGCCAAAAGAACCCTGCTGAATTTCATCGCCCGCCACGCGCAGGCCGAGCAAGCGCTGCTGGCGTGGCATTCGGAAGCTGCGAAGGCGAACTGGAAGACCCCGCAGAACATCAAGGACCAGTATGCAAGCGCCAGTTTCGTCGGCCGGAACCGTGTGGTGTTCAACATCAAGGGCAACGACTTCCGGTTGATCGTCGCGGTGGCTTATCAGATTGGCGTGGTGTACGTGAAGTTTGTCGGCACGCACGCGGAATACGACAAAGTCGACGCGGCAACCGTGGAAATGGAGTAACGATATGGACATTCACCCGATTCGAACTGAAGCCGATTACGAGGCTACCCTGAAGGCGGTGTCCGCACTCGTCGATGCGGACCCCGCACCTGGCTCGCCGGAGGGCGACGAACTGGAGATTCTGGCGATTCTGGTCGAGCGCTACGAGGCCGAGCACTTTCCGATGGCCGCGCCTAATCCGATCGATGCGATTAAGTTTCGGATGGAGCAGGCCGGCCTGTCGGTCCCCGACATGCAGCCCTACATCGGAAACACCAACCGCGTGTATGAGGTGCTCGCCGGGCGTCGGGCATTGAGCCTTGCTATGATCCGCAAGCTGCACGAGGGGCTGCATATTCCCGCTGATGTGCTGATTGGAACCGCGTAATGAAAACGGCGCCTTGCGGCGCCGTGTCTGGTCATGCTGTCTGTTGGTCAGGGGAGACTGTCCTGACGCGCAGGAAGCCCTGCGCGCAAAGGAAGTTTCGATACGATCTGATCGCGATTTCCCACACGGCACGCGATACCGCAGGCCCGGCGTCGACCACGTCCCCATTCTGATCGAGAACGGCGAGCGTGGCGGGGTTGCCGTCCGGAGTCTCGATGCTGAGCCCCTGAAAGCTGACAGCGCTGATCGTGCTAGAAATTGCTGCTGCAATCTGAGTGTCGGCGGTCGTGGCTTCGTTTTTCCGTTGCTTCTTCGTCATTTTGTATCTCCAGCACGGGCCAATTCCGCTTCGGCGTAAGTGTCGTCTTGGTCAGGCGTCATTCCCTCATGCAGGATCGCCTCTTGCCCCGCTGCGGGCTGCGATGCTGCCGCGCGGGCTTGCCATGCGCTCCACGCATATTCAGTTGCCAGCCCGTGATGCTGCATGTTGAACGCGTGTTTATCTCGCCACGCCTCGAACGCCGCACGCTCGTCTGCCGGCGCTGCCACTGTATCTGCGGATGCTTCGGATAGCGCACGTTCCGCCTGCACTTTCATGCGGTTCAGCACATTAATCTGCTTTTCCCAATACGCGTCACTGTCGTCATTTACCGATTCGAAGTGCATCACTTTGCACGCGTTCACGAAGTCACGGTGATGGCTCACCACGTCCATCAGGCATTCGCTCGCGTCGCCGGACAGCACCCCTCCCACCACATCAGCGCGAGGGACGCAGGCGAGAAGTGCAGTGCGGTATTGCCCGATCGTCTGGAACGACATGGCGTATGCGTCGTTTGCGATCAGTTCACGGATCGTCAGCGCATCAGCGCGGCTCTTGTCGGCGGTGGTCATGGTGGAGGCCTCCGTGATCATGCGAGCGCGAGCCCCGCATGACGCAGCTGGTCGCGTTGCCGCCTCGAGCGCGGTGCGTCGTTCAAGGAGAAGCCGAAGGATGGTGTCTGGGTTCGCGAGGGCGATATAGGCGGCGTCGAGCAGCGCTTGCTCGTAGTTTTCGTTCCCGTTCGGACGGCAATGGCAGATATCCTTCAGGTCGTCGCTCTCGTTCTCCACCCATGCTCCGACGTTGATCCAGTTTCCCTTGGTGGCTTTTTCAGCGGCCGCGTGCAGGGCATCGTAGTTGCTGGTGACGTTTTCCATGGTGGTCCCCGATTATCGAATGGCGCTGACGATACGATCGAGCTTGCCGTCGATCTCCAAGGTGGCCAAGGTCTGCATAGCGGCTGCCATACGCTCGAGAACAGTGGCGTACCGTTCGAGGCGGTCGATATCCGCCGTTTTCAAGAGCCGTTGCATCGTATCGCCGAGTTCGTTTGCGGACTTCCGCACGCTACCTGCCGCTTTCTTCGTTGACGCAGCAACTTGCTTTTCGGCGTCGACCATGCGAGCCAGCGAGCGCTCAAAGAGTGCGATCGCATCGCAGGTGGCGGACTCGGCTTTTGCAAAATCGGTATTCATATCTTTTGTTTTTCGCTGAAAGTAGTTTGTGTCTGCGTTGATGGAATTCGCAATCATCGTGGCCGCTTCTGCGGGGTCGAAGAGAGGGCCTTCGCTGTCTTGCCTGATTGGTTTGAGTCCGCACACTTCAAACGGGCTGCTTCGTCGGGTCATTTCACTGTGCCTTGTGTTGTGGAAGTGCGCGGGCGAGTTGCATCAAGCCGGTTTCCAGCGTGATACCGGCGGTTGCTGCCCAGGTGCGCGCGTCCTGCGCCGCCTTGTGGCGAGCGAACGATCCGATCTCGTCGGCCATCAGGTCCAGCAGCTCCACGTCGGCCGCGTGAGAGATCTCGGTGATCAACGTGCGGATCTCGATGCGAAGGGCGTCGAGCCGCGCGAGCCTGCCTTGGCGGGTATCCGCCAAGGCATCGTTTGTCTGGATAGATTTGCGCCGCGCGAGCGGCGCTTCGTCCTTCTGGATCGCTTTTGCGGGCGTTAGCCCGCTGCTGTTCGACTGCATTGCGGTGCCGTTGACGCTTGCCAGTGCGATAGCCGGGCGCTTCTTCGCATGTTCCCGCTTTCGCGGCAGCGGACGTGGGGTAGAAAGGGCCGGGCGCGGGGTCATTTGCACGTCTCCAGAGCCATTTCTGGTGTCCAGTTGGGGTCGGGCATCGCATACAGCTGGTCGAGCCACTTACGTACGCTGTTGGCTTCCTTCGCCTTCGACATGGTGGGGCTCGCCTCGATGCGGCGTGTAAAGTCGCGCACAGCCTCGCGAATTGCCTGCACGCGGGTCGGGTACGTCGCCATACCTTCGTGGTACGAGCAGGGCGATGCGCCGCCGGCCGCCCCGATCGTGTAATCCATCCCGTAAATCCACTGGCCTTCCGCAATCATCGCGACGCGTATCTCCGCCGGGCTGCGGCCGGTCTTCTTCAGTTTCGGTGCGGAGATCACGTCCGTAGGGGCGTAGACGCCGTGCTCGTTTGCGCTTGCGATCGGATAGACCGTCGTGCGCGCCGGCTGTGCATCGAGTAGGTCCGTGAGTGGCATTAGCGCCGTGTGGACGGCATCAATGGTGCCCGGAGACAGCTTGCCGAACACGGGATCGTGCAGCACGGCATGCAGCGCCTGCAAAAGTTGCTTTGCGCACGCGTCGTTGATTTTGGCGGGGGCGCTTTGGCGCGAGGCTGTCAGTGTCGACGCCTGCGTCGCGACAGTCACATCCGCGGCCGTCGACGCAGCGAGCGGCACGGCGTCGGCTGTGGCGGCTGCAGATGTTGTCTGCTCGGGCGATGGTGCCGGGGCCGGGAGTACATTGAGCAGTGGCGCTGCTTCGAGATATTTCTTCGTCACCTTCGACTTGCCGGCTTCCGCAGCTTTGGAGATGCCGGCGACGATGTGTTCGAGGGCCTTCTCGCCACCACGCTTGCGAATCTGTTCGATCGCAAGCGTGCCGGTGCATTGACCGGCGCGTACGAGCTGGTGCAGTTCAACCGGGGCGCGTTCGAGCAGGCCGACGTCGCGGACCGTTTGGTCGGTGACATTCAGGCGCTTACAGATCGCCGCGAGGGTCATGCCGTGAATGTCGCGCAGCTCGGCGACGGCGGCAGCCAGATCAAGAGGCGACGACCGCTTGCTGTCGTTGCTGAGATACCCGTCGATCACCATTTCGGCGCGGTTGACCGTCTTGGCGTCCCGGACGACGACAGGGATCTTGCCGACGTCCTTGCCAGCTTCGATTGCCTTGCCGGCCGCAAGGTAGCGGTGCTGCCCCTTGTATACGTAAAGCAGATCCTTCCCGTCGACCTTGCGCGCGTAGCAGTGGAGCGGCGAACCCTTGTCGTACCCGTTCTGGACGATCAGTGCAGTGAGGTGCGCTACCCACTCGGGATCAACCGGGCGAATGTTGTCCGCCGGGTCATAGTGAAGTTGACTATAGGGGACCATCCACAGGTCCGCTGACGTTGCGCCCGCAGCAGCGGCTGCGGCCTTCGCGCTCCCCGTTGGGATCGGCGCGGTCAAGTCGAGCTGTTGCGTGCGGTCGTCCATTACGAAGCCTCCTGCGATGCTGTCGTGCGCGCCTTGTCACGCTTGTTCACTTTTTTGTGGATTGCCTTCGGCTCAATGAGACCCGCTGCCCGCTTCGCGTCACGCAGGCGCTTGATCGCGTTGAAGCAGTTGTCTTCGTCCGGGATCGAGATTTGCCTGCAGGCGATCTCAGTGCCGTCGAGGATCAAATACTCGGTATGTACGCTGTCCGGCAATGGGCGGCGTCCGACTACGTATTTGCCGATCAGGATCGGGGTCGACGGACGCCTTTGATTGCGGTCGTATCGCGTGATGGTGCGCAGCGAGAGGGTGTCTCGACGCTCGACGTCGAAGAGGGGTTCGGCAGTGACTTTGAATCGCGGCATGGTTGTCTCCATGACGCCGGGGCCGCTTGCCCCGGCTGATACGGGGCGGACTAGACGGTGACGTAGGCCGTCGTCGGTGCAACGACCGGATCGTCTTGGAACACATTCACGACGACAAACAGCAGAGCGGCGACGACCGTCCAGCGGAAGATCTTCGACTTCTCAAAGTTGCTTTGGCGGGCAGGCTCGGACGGCGTGACGCGGGGCGTCTGCTCGTCGCGGAGCCAGTGTTGGCGGGTTTCCGCATTCAAATCGGTGGTCTTCATTGGTGGTCTCCGGGTGTACGCGCCATTGCGTAACCCGGAGAGTAGTCGTATTTGGCTTAAATGGTCAAGCCATATAAGACTATTTGTGGCTGGAGTGAGATTTAAGGGCCGCCTATGGTGTCGTCTTATTTGTCTTAAATCGGCCCGTCTTCTGGCGGCCGTCGCTTCGCTGCAAGTCCCGCCAGTACTTGGCCGGCGGCAGAAAGAGCGACGTCAATCCACGGCACAACGTTGACGTACATAGCGGCGAAGATTGCCGCTGAGAGTATGGGGATCAGGCGCGCGAATCCGGTTTGATTGCGCTGACGGGAGTTGCGGCCGGTGTGTTCGTCGATGCGCCTGTTGATGCGATCGATACCGGACTGGATCGCGGGAGCGAATTCCGGTTCTATGCCAGCAGCGGACAAGGTGATGTCGCCGTTCTCCGACAAGAATACGGCGGCGTATGCGATCACGGGGGAGCTACGCGAGTTGATTTCGCCCAGCAGGGCATCTCGGGCAGCCACTGCCCGCTCGTTATTGGGTTCCGAAAGTGTGCAGGATGTCGAGTGGAATTTGTGTTCGCGATATGCGGACAAGCTAGCGACGCCCGCGTTTTCCCTCGTTTGCGTGGCTTTGGTCATCATTGATGCTCAACGTTTTGTTTGATAATGGTCGTTGAGCTGCCCGTCGCACCGATGCTGCCTGCGCTTTCGTCGCTGGCGACGTTTCCGAAATATTCAGTGCATCCCCGCCTTGCTTGCCTGCAGCGCCGCTCGCGCTCAGGACGAACTCGATGTACGACTCAATCTTTTTCCGATCTTCGACGGAGAGGCGCGCAACCGCGTCCGTGTCGTACTGCAGGTCGCTTCCGCGTGAGCTTTCATCTGAAATCAAGCTGACTAGCGATACGCCGAGCGCGTGAGCGACCGCCTCCACGTGACCGAGTTGTGGATCGGCTTCGTTGTTCTTCATGCGGCCGACGGTGCGCTGCGCAAGCCCCGCGCGCGCAGCAAGTTTCCCTTGCGTATTGAGCGTTGGGTGGTCGGCCATCAGGCGCGTGAGCTTGTGCGCGAGGATCTCGCGGGCGGGCATCTTGTTCATGTCTCGATATTGCCAAATTTGGCTAGACATTCGTTACTTTCCTCTGCGTGCTTTCAGATTGAAAAATAGCCAAATAAGACTTAAAATCGGGGCGCACCTAATAGGGGAACGATATGAGTCAGTGCGCGGGTTCTTGGTTGGAATGCGTAATCGAGAAGCTTCAAGCAAACAAGGGCAAGTGGCGTCGAATCTCAAAGGAAGCGGGCGTTCCATACGACACCCTGACAAAGATCGCGCTTTCCCGAGTCGCTGACCCGCGCGTATCCAACGTGCAGGCGCTTTACGACTACTTCGTAAAGGCCGAAGCGTCCGTGCCATGCACTAACAGCGTAGAGCTGACGTCCGCTCCAACCGTTGCTTGCTGAATCGTAAGCGACGCGACTCTGCCGCGACAGCATGAAAGCGGCTCAATCTCAAAGATCCGATATGACCTGCCGATACGACAGTACCGAATGGCTGGATGCGTACTCCAGCCCCTGCGCTGCGGAACAGCAATTCTCAGGTTCCGCGCTCGGCCCCGGCTCGGATGTCTCCCTTGCGATCGGTGCGCGAAAGACGCGCTGCATCGTCAAGCGCACTCGTAATGGTGCTCGCATCAAGTTCTTTCGCTTTATTGAGGTCGACGAGCCGGTCGAGAAGGACAAGGTGGTAGACCAAGTAGCGGCTAAACGCCGCTATCGGTCGACTGGCCCCGCGTTCGCCCTCGATCTTCGCGATTTCAAGGTGCGCGAGATGCTCCGCTCGCGCAGCGTCATACGCTCGCTCGACAAGGTGCTCTCGATGTCTCTGTCGAACGGTCTGCCGAGCGGTAATCAGCGTCGTGATCGCCCCGCAAGTGGCGCCGAAGATTGCGCCGATTGTGCTCGAGAGTGCGGCGACGGTGGTTGTGTCCATGATGAAAAACAAGTGTGGGCGAAGGATGAGGTGATCGAGATTCTCGCACGCTCGCCATTCGCATTTTTCTCAAAAATGCTTCGCAGGGGCGGCGCATGACTTGCCGATACGACAGCACTGAATGGCTCGACGTGCTCTATACATCCATCCGCAACACGCCCGGTGGCGTCGCCGACGCGGCGAACCACCTCACGATCCGGCGCGGCAAGAACATCACAGCGGAATCACTTCGCCTGCGCCTGCGTGGTGTTGGCGACAGTCGTTTGTCGATGGAGATGTTCGAGCTGCTGATCGAATGGATGCAGGAAAAGACTGAGGCAAAGGCGCACGCGCTCGATGCGCTCCATGCGCTGAATGCGCGTTTCGGGCTGGTTGCCGAATACGTCGACGAGCATGGCGCTGATGACGACATCGGGCCGGGCGTGGACGTGCATCTGGTCTCGACCGCTTTGCACCTTCAGGCCCACGTCGGCCGCGTCGCAGACGACGTGACGCGCGTTCTTGGGGAACAGCGCATCGATGACGGCCGGGCGGAGCAGATCATCGCAACCGGCCGCAAGGGTCAGCGTCTGTTCCAGCGTTTGATTCACGCTGCTCGCAACCTCGCCGCGCGTCGCCGTCGTCGTCATGGAACGGTTTAAGCCCGGCATGGGGTGCTGCCGGCCCGAGCGTGAGCAGATCAGCCTCTCTTGCTCGCCCGAGCAGCAATTGGCGTGCGCTGTCACGACGCTCGCATCCCGATTCGAGTGCGCCCCCGCCGATGCGGGGCGCTTGCTGTCCGAACTGCTCGCCATGTTCCCCGATCGCCTCGCTCCGATTCTTGCGGAAGCGAACGCAGCCGGGCGCGTGCGCTTGTTCATCGAGCGAGCTGCGCGCGCATGCGCCGCGCTCGCGACCAAGGCGGAACGTCATGCGTTCCGCGACCAGCTTACCGATCGTCTCTGCGCGCTGGACCTTGCCGCGTTCGACGATCTCATGTCGGCGGAGTGGCGTCGACTGCGCGGCAAATAACCGGAGACACACGTGAACGTGAACGGAATCAGTAGCGCGTTGCGACGCAGCGCATCGCAGTACAGCCGCTCGCCGAGCGGACGGCAGTGTTATGCGGCGGGGCGGGCTGCGTGGCGAAGCTTTTCTCACAAGGTCGAGCGTGACCGCCGCCTCGCAGAGTTGGAGGCCGCTCGGCATGCGAGTTAGCCGGGAACCATTCAACGGATTGTGATCTGGCCGCGACATGCGGCCAAAGTAACTTTGATCGAGGGAGTTTTTGTATGGCGACACTGGACCAGATCATTCAGCAATTGCGTGCTGCGGGGCATCCCGACCTGCCTCCCGGCCATCCGGTCGCGGACGGCAAACATCACCGGTACGGGCCGCGCAAGAAATATTGGTATCAGCTTCGCGAAGTCATCAGTAAGGGCGCGGTTATCGGCTATGGCGGTACGTTCGGCCATTTCTCGGGCGACGATCCGGGCACCGAGCGATTCGAATGGAGCGGCGCACCGCTGAGCGAGGAAGTGCTCGCCGAGACACGTCGCCGGCAGGAAGCCGCCGAGCGCGAGCAGGCCGAACGTGATGCACGACAGGCGAAGCTCGCCGCGAACCGCGCGCGCGATCAGTGGAGCCGAGCGGCAGAGCATGGCGAGTCCGCGTACCTGGACCGCAAGCACATCACGGCCGAAGGCGTGCGGTTCGACGCGGACGGCACAATCTTCGTGCCAATGTATCAGTACGGCGACGACGCTCGCCTCGTCGGCCTGCAGAAGATCACGCCGGACGGCGCGAAGCGCTTCAACAAGGGCATGGAAAAGAAGGGGGCATCGCTTCTGCTCGGCGAGGTCGGCGCAGATGATCAGATCGTGCTGGTCGCCGAAGGCTACGCGACCGCGCGTTCGATCCGCATGGCGACCGACGATGCGTTCGCGGTCAGTGTCTGCTTCGACGCAGGCGGCATCCTCCCGGCCGTGCGCTACTTGCGTGCGACGTACCCGAATGTGCACGTACTGATCTGCGCCGACGACGACTGGAAGATCGAGCAGCGCATGCGTGATTGGCTCGCCGACGAGTTCAATTTCCGGGGCGAACTGGTGTTTGGTGCAGACCCGGTGCGGATCGAGGCGAAGAACACCTGGTACATGGTTGCCGTGTCACGCCGTCGTGACGACAACGGCGTGCCGTACGTTGAGGTGAGCTACGGTAACGACGTGATGCCGCAGCGCCGGAAGCGTTTCGAGAACACGGGACTGAAACGGGCGTACGAGGCGGCAGCGACGGTCGACGACGTCAGCGTCGTTTATCCGGCGTTCGCAAATCGCGGCGAGCGCAAGCTGACCGACTTCAACGACCTGCACGTCGAAGAGGGCTTCGAGGTTGTCGGGGCGCAGGTGCAGGCGGCAATCTTGCGCGTGATCGCGCCAGCGAACGAAGAGATTCGGCCGGCGACGGTCGACATGTCGCCCGCGGACGTCACGCCGTCGAAACCCGTCGCGACGTCAGCTGCCGCGAACCAGCCGGAATGGGATGGCAGTGAGGCAGAGAGCGGCGCACACACGTGGGAGCAGGATCTGGCTCGGTCGGACAAGGGCAGGCTGTTGCCGACGCTCGGGAACGTGCACCTGATCCTGTCGAACCACAAGGCGTGGCAGGGCGTGATCGAGCAGGACGACTTCGGTGGTCGTGTGATGAAGCGCAAAGCGCCGCCGTTCCCGCAGGGTGTCACGGGTGAGTGGACCGACATGGACGACCAGCGCACCGTTCTCTGGTTGTCTCAACGGTACGGCCTCGATACGCGCACCGATATCGTGATGAACGCGGTGCTGTTGGTGGCGGACGCGACGCACTTCCATGACGTGCGTGAATATCTCGAAGGGCTGAAATGGGACGGCGTATCGCGCGTGCGATCGATGCCGTCGACATACCTGCGCGTGGCCGACAGCGAGTATGTGCAGCTCGCGTTCATGAAGTGGATGATCGCGGCCGTCGCTCGCGTGATGGAGCCGGGCTGCAAGGTCGACAACGTCCTGATCCTCGAAGGCAAGCAAGGGCATCGCAAATCGACGGCGCTGAAGGTGCTGGCCGGCGCTCCGTGGTTCACCGATACGCCGATCCAGATCGGCAACAAAGACACTTACGCGGTGCTGGCCGGCAAGTGGGTGATCGAGCTGGCCGAACTGGACTCGCTGAACAAGGCCGACTCATCGGCGGTGAAGAGCTTCTTTGCGACGGCCGTCGACCGGTTCCGCAACTTCTACGGCAAGCGTGCGACCGACGTACCGCGTCAGTGCGTGTTCGCTGGCTCGGTTAACTTCGACACGTACCTGAAGGACGAGTCGGGTAACCGGCGCTACTGGCCGCTGCGTGTCGGTGGTCTGGTCGACATCGATGGCATTGTGGCCGTTCGTGAACAGCTCTGGGCCGAAGCCGTACACCTGTATCGCACGGGTGTTGTGTGGCACGTCGAAGAGCATGAACGCCCGCTGTTCGAGATCGAGCAGGCGGAGCGCTACGAAGGTGACGTGTACGAGGACAAGATCGCCAAGGCCCTGGAATTCGTGTCGCGCACGACGATGGAAGAGATCCTCGCGGACATCCTGAAGCTCGACACGTCGAAGTGGACGCTGGCAGAGCAGCGCCGCATCGGCAAGGCGTTGAAGTCGCTCGGGTGGGTGCGCAAGCGCGAGTCGACCGGATCGCGCGGTTGGTACTACGTGAAGGAAGAGCAAGAGCCGGAAGCGGAGCGCGAACTGGTCGCAGCGGGTGATGACGACAGTCCGCTGTGATCGCGTGGCGCGCTGTGCCTACACGGTAAGCGCGCCACTTGCCCCGTCTTGGCGCGCTATGGGCGTCCCATGTCCCAACGTCCCAAGGCGCGGTCTCGGGCGCGGGTGCAGGGGTGCGACATGCGCGACGTGAGCGGCGCATGTCGCATGTCGCAGGCGCGCACCCCTGCAAGCCTTTTCCCTTGGGACATTGGGACATTAGGACGAATAGGAGAGAGTGATGATCGATTTGAAAGAGCGGGTGGGCGTTGCGATGAGCGTTCGTGGTCAATTCACCGACCCGATTGCCGATCCTAAAGTTACTTTGGGCGCGCTCGCCTTCGCGAACGATCTCGGTAGCTTGCTGGCCCGAATCAAAGCCGGGCCGCTGCCGACGCCTGCGATGGTTCGCCGTGCCACGTTGCTGTTGGCGCAGATGATTCGGACGTCGGGTCGCTTCAAGCGTGCGCGGTTCACGGGCCTCTCGCGCGACGAGCGTCGCGATCAACGTGCGGGGCACGCTGTCGAGCGAGCGAAGGCCGACATCGTCGAGCGGTTCGCGCTACGCTTGCTGGACGAGTGGGTGAACGACCAGTGTGTCGAGTGCGAGGGGCGTGGCGTCGTGCGTCGCGCGCGTGCCGTCACGACGTCAACGCACGCGTGTGATGTATGCGGAGGCAGCGGCAAGGTGTGTGCATCGGAGGAGCGTATCCCGTTCTTCGAAGGGCGTAACGGGCCGCTGGTCTTTCGGGAATACGAACCGTGCGACGACTGCGGTGGGATGGGCCGGATCGCGGCGTTGCCCGCTCCGGTTGCGAAGGGCCGGCATATTTGCCCTGACTGCTCCGGTTCCGGCAAGCGTCAGGTCGACGACGCTGGCCGGGCGCATGCGCTCGGCGTATCGCTCGACGAGTATCGGAAGAACTGGTCGTGGCGCTTTCACGACATGCTCGCGCTTTTGGATACCGTAGATGGATCGGTGTACGACACATTGCGTCGTCAATTGCGAGGATGAAACGTATTCCATTTCAAGAGCGGATCGCGTAAACTCTGCACATCCTTTACCGCGTCACTGGATAAATGAGCGACCGCACACTCGTGTCGCAACAATTGCCCGACAGGCGTACTGAATCGCGGGAGCGCCGCGACCAACAACGATAACTGTCAGTCGGGATCTGTTGGGAGGGCGTTCGCCCTTACGAAATGAATACCGAAGCCCTGAGTGCGCAAGCCTTGGGGCTTTCTCGCATGAGGGGTATATGTCGAGCGTAGATGCGGGGCTTCAGTCGGCGAGCGAAGAGAAGGACAGAATGCTCGATTGGGTGGAAAAGCAGGCAATCGAGAATCTGCAATTCCATATTCAGTGCGCTGAACAAATAAAGAAGGAAGCGACTACCACGCTAACGGTGATTCTCGCTGGCGTCGGCGGGGCATCGGCTTATACCGTCAAGCTATTCGATGCGCACGTGGCACATTGGCTGATGGCAGCAGCATTGGCGTTTGCTCTTGGCCTATTGGTGGTCGCTGCGATACTGGTTCTTCGGTGTCTTCACATCGACAATATTCAAGCTCCTGCAAATGAGCCGAAGAATCTGTACCTTCCGAAGTATTCGCTGCAGATAGTGCGCGAAGTGGAACTGGAAAACGTACAGCTGCGAATAAAGGCTGCTCAGGACCGCAACGGAGCAGCGGCGGACCGCTTGGAGCGCGTCCGCGTCTATGCTGTGCTGGTTCCGGTTATTTCTGCCGCTGTGGGTGGGATGGTGTGGGCTGCCTCGGCGTTTCACGTGGCGGCACGTTAGCCTGTTCCCGACGGCCAGGTGTCGGTTGCGGAATGGTAGGTCGATCTTGACTCATTTATTGGGTCTCCGTTATGGGCAATTTTTGCCCGTAAAGATTTTAGCGTAACAATCGGACGAGTCCGTACAGAAGCCTCGAGTGCGAAAGCAGTCGGGGCTTTTTCTATTGGGGCGCAGAAATGCGAATCGAGTCGACGAGCGCCGGGCCGCGTGAGGTCTGGGTGACGTGGGATGAAGATCGAAGCATGGGGCGCGTTACAGCGCGGTGTTTCGTGTTTGACGACGCGATGGACCGTGTCGTGTGCGCGATGGACCGGGCGGGCGACGGCGCGAGTGTCGATGTCGCGATCGGTGCGGGCCTGCCTATTTTTTGAGCAGGCGGGGACCCTACGGGCATCGCCAGACGCGGGGGCTCAGACCCGCGTTTTTTCTCTACTGTCGAATATCCATAGGGGGTCATATTCATGCCGACCCAACAACAGATTGCCGAGCATCTCGACATGGATCAGTCAGCCGTTTCCCGGTTCGTCGACAAGATCCAGCTCGACTATCGCCAGGCGACCATCGACGCGATTCGCATCGCGTATATCCGGCACCTGCGCGAGATGGCCGCTGGCCGCGCAAGCGGCACCGGCATCGATCTGGTTGCCGAACGCGCGAAGACCGAGATCGTCGATCGCGAGATCAAATTGCTGACGCTGGCCGAGAAGAAAGGCCAGCTCGTCAATGTCGCGCAGCTCGAACACGCGTTCGGCCAGATGGTCGGCGCATTTCAAACGGAACTGCTGGCGCTGCCCGACAAGCTGGTGCAGGAGCTGCGCGCACTGTACGACGTCGAGGTCGACGTCGAGTGGTTGAACGAGCATATGTATGGATGCCTTGAGCAGCTATCTCAATACGATCCAGACCGTCCACGCGGTGATCCGCCGGATTGCGCTGTTGTTGCGCCCGCCCGAGCGGATCGGCACGACGGACTGGGCACGTCAGTACCGGCGCATGAGCGCGAAGGCGACAGCCAGTCCCGGCCGCTATAACCCGAACATCACGCCGTGGGTGTTCGGCATGCACGCGGCGCTCGACGATCCGCGCGTGCAGAAAATCGTGTGCATGAAATCCGCTCAGGTCGCGTGGACGGACGGCGTGCTGCTGAACTACATCGGCCGGCGTATCGATGTCGACCCGTGCCCGATGATCATCATGTTCGCGAAAGAGAAGTCCGCGAAGAAGTTCAACCTGGAGAAGTTCGAGCCGATGGTCGAGGTGACGCCTCGCCTCGCTGCCAAGGTGCCGGTTCACGCCGGCCGCGACAAGAACAACCTGTGGGATCACAAGACGTTCCCGCGCGGCTTTCTGAAGTTCATCACGTCGAACGCGCCGGATGATGTGAAGTCGACGCCGGCCCCGGTCGTCGCAGTCGAGGAACCGGACGACGCGAACACCAACGTGCGCGATCAGGGTGACTCGATCACGCTGCTGGAGGAGCGCAACAAGAGCTATTCGGACAGCCGTCGCAAAGTGATTTTCGGAGGCACGCCGACGGTTGACGGCTTCTCGCGGATCCAGCAGGCGTTCGAGTCGTCGGATCAGCGTGTCTATCTGGTGCCGTGTCCGGACTGCGGCGAGGAGCATGAACTGGCGTGGGAGAACGTGACCTGGTCGGAGGAGGCCGAGGTCGAGCACGAAGTGTTCGGTCGTGCGCAGCCGGAGACTGCGTGTTACACCTGTCCGCACTGCGGCAGCCTGTGGGACGACAACGCGCGCATTCGCGCGGTGCGGCGTGGCCGGTGGCTGGCGACGGCACCGTTCTACGGTGTGGCCGGCTTTCGGTTGAACGAGCTGGTGTCGCCGTTTCCCGGCTCGCGCATGGGCGAGTTGGTCAAGAAGTGGCTGACCGCCGAGCGGGCGCTGCGCGCGGGCGACGACACGAAGATGCGTTCGTTCGTGAACAACACGCAGGGCCGGCCGTACAAATACAAGTCGGACTTGCCGGAGCTGGATCGACTGGCCGAGCGGGCGCTGCCGTACGCGTCGTTCACCGTGCCGTCGCGTGGGTTGCTGCTGACGTTCGGCGTCGACGTGCAGCACGATCGTATTGCGGTCGTCATCCGCGCATGGGGTCGGGGCGAGGAAAGCTGGCTGGTGCTGTGGGACGAGCTGCACGGCAACGTGCTGGAGCAGGGCGAGAACCCGCTTGTCGGCGGCGTATGGGGCGCGCTGACGGACCTGCTGACGCAGGCGTACCGTCACGAAAACGGCGGCCTCGTACGCATCCGCGCGGCGTCGATCGACTCGTCGGACGGCTCCACGTCGGACGCCGTGTACAAGTATGTACGGGCCGCGCAACGTGCGGGCCTGAACGTGATGGCGATCAAGGGCAGTACCGACATCGGTGCGGAGATTTTCAGCGTACCGAAGGCGTCGATCGACTCGACGCGCAACAACAGCAAGGCCGCGAAATACGGCCTGCGTCCGTTCATGGTTGGCGTCAGCAAGGCGAAAGACCTGATCCTCGACAACCGGCTGAAGTTAGATGGAGACGGGCCGGGGCGGATGCACTGGTATCGCGACGTGCGCTCGGACTATTTGAATCAGGTCACGGCCGAGGTCAAGGTGCCGGGCCGGATCGGCGGCAAGCGGGTCTGGCAGAAGAAAGCCGGTGCACGTAACGAAGCGCTGGATTGCGAAGTGTATGCGCTGCACGCAGCGCGCAGTCTCAAGACGCACCTGCTGACCGAGCAGCATTGGTTGCTGGAGCAACACCGCATCTCGCAGGTGTCGTTGTTCGACGCGGTGCCGGTGATCGAGACGTTGCCGCTCGCACGACCGTTCGAGCGGCCGCCGGATCCGCCGGGCGAACCGTCAGCCGAACCGACCGCAGTCGTCACGACGGCACCGAAACCACCCGAAACCCCGCCACCGAGCGGGGTTTCGCGCATTCAGGGCCGGCGTGTCGCTCGCTCGACGTACCTGAAGCGACGCTAGGAGAAACACATGGCATACACGATGGCGGACTTGCAACGCATTCAGTCGGCGATCGCGAAGGGCGAGCTGGAGGTCCAGTACGCGGATCGCAAGGTGCGTTACCGGTCGATTGCCGAGCTGCGCGACGCGCAAACCGAGATCATCCGGGCGCTGGATGGCGCGACCGGCCGGTCGCGGCTCATTCGCCTGCGCCACGCCGGCAAGGGGGTGCGATGAGTCGCACGTATCCGGCTTTGGCGCAACGCGGCTTTGTCGTGCCGACCCGGCTGAAGGCTGCAGCGTACGAATCGGCGGGTACGCGCGGGGCGCGGGCGAAGTCGTGGCAGGCATCGAGCGCGGGGCCGAATGCATCGGTTGTGCAGAACCTGCCGCTGATGCGTCACCGCGCGCGGGACGCGATCCGAAACGACCCGTGGGCGAAGACAGCGATTTCGCGACTGGTGTCGAACACGATCGGCACCGGCATTCAGGCGCACCCGCAGCACCCGAATGCGGACGTACGTCGCGCCCAAAAGCAACTTTGGGACGACAGCTCGGGCGAGCTGGATCCGAACGGCGACCACGACCTGTACGGCTTGCAGACGCTCGCCGCGCGCGCGTTCTTCAGCGATGGCGAGGTATTAGTGCGCCGCCGTCTGCGTTCGCCCCATGTCGGTCTCGCAGTGCCGATGCAGATCCAGTTGCTCGAAGGTGACCTGCTACCGGTCACGAAGAACGAGCTGGTTCCAGGCGGCGAGATCATCAATGGCGTCGAGTTCAACGAAGACGGCGAGCGCGTCGCGTATCACCTGCTGCGCCGGCATCCGGGCGAATACAACCGCTATGCCGGCGACGCGGTGCAGACGGTGCGTGTGCCCGCCGACGAAATCGCGCACGTGTTCCACGGATTGCGGCCCGGTCAGGTACGCGGCGTGCCGGAGCTATCGACCGTGCTGCTGCGGCTGCATTCGCTGGACAACTTCGACGATGCGGTGCTGTTCCGGCAGGAAGTGAGCAACCTCTTCGCTGGCTTCATCGTGAAGCCGCAAGCGGAGGTCGGGCCGCTCGGCGATCCGGTCTCTGGTGCGCCGATTGACTTCGACGTCGACGGCTTCTCTCCGGTCGTGTCGCTGGAGCCGGGCGCGATGCAGGAACTGGCGCCTGGCGAGGATGTGAAGTTTGCAACGCCGCCCGGTGCGGGGGCCGACTACGCGCCGTTCATGCGCCAGCAACTGATGGCTGCAGCCGCGTCGGTCGGCATGCCGTATGAAGTGCTGACCGGCGATCTTCGCGACGTCAGCGACCGCGTGCTGCGCGTGTTGCTCAACGAGTTCAGACGCTCGATCGAGCAACTGCAGCAGAACGTGTTCATCCACCAGTTCTGCCGGCGAATCTGGTGCTGGTGGGTCGACGCATGCGCTCTGTCCGGCGCGTTGCCGATGCCGAACTATCACCGCGCGCGGCGCGAGTACCTGCGCGTGCGGTGGGTGCCGCAGGGCTGGCCGTATATCCACCCGGTGCAGGACGTGTCGGCCAAGCGTGCGGAGATCCGGGCGGGGCTGACGAGCCGAACCGGCGCGATTCTCGCGAAGGGCGAGGATCCGGAGCAGGTCGACGACGAGAACGCAGCCGACCAGCAGCGAGCGCAACGGTTGGGGTTGCAGTACGACACGCACGCGGCGGACGACACCGATCCGCTCGCGCACACGAATGGGGAGTGAGATGAAGCGCAATCGTAAGTGGTGGGACATCCGGGCGCAGGCGAACGCGGCCGGCGAGGTCGAGATCCGGATTTATAACGAGATCGGGTTTTGGGGCACGGACGCGCAGATGTTCGTGACGCAGCTCGACGCAGCAGCGGCCAACGCTTCGACGATCGTAGTCGCAATCAACTCGATGGGCGGCGATGTGTTCGACGCCTTCGCGATCTATAACGCGCTGCGGCGGCACCAGGGCAAGGTGAAGGTGCGCGTCGATGGTGTTGCGGCGTCGGCCGCATCGCTGATCGCGATGGCCGGCGACGAGATCGTGATGCCGGAGAATGCGTTGCTGATGATCCACAACGCGCACACGGTGACGGCGGGCGAGGCGAAAGACCTGCGACGCATTGCCGATCTGCTCGATAACGCGGGCGACGGGATCCTCGCCGCGTATGCGTCCAAGAGCGGGCAGTCGGTCGACGAGATCCGGGGCATGATGGATGCCGAGACGTGGCTGACGGCGGCGCAGGCGAAGGAGAAGGGATTCTGCGACACGATCGAGGCGGCGGTGAAGCTGTCGGCGTCGGCCAACTCGACGGCGCTGCTCGCGCGCTTCTCGGCGGTGCCCGATGTCGTGCGGGCGCTGGTCGACGAGGACGAGTCGACTGATCCGCTGCAGCCCGGCACGCCACCCGATACGCCACCCAATACGCCGCCCGAGCCGCAGCCTGACCCGCAACCCGATCCGCAACCCGATCCGCAGCCGGTGCTGCCGACGCCTGACGTGTCGGCGCTGGCGTCGCGCGTGTTCGCGGCTTGCCGCGATGCGCGCCTGTCGCATTGCGCCGAGGCGATCGTGACGGCGACCGGCCTGAAGGATCGGGCAACCGTCGATGCGGCGATTCAGCAGGCGGCGGACATCGCCGGAATCTGCCTTGCGGCGAACGTGCCGGAGCTGACCGCGCAGTTCGTCGCCGACGGGCTGACACCCGATCACGTACGTGCGCGGCTGTTCGAGCGCATGACCGCGTCGCAATCGCACATCAATCCTCGCGCTCAATCGACAGCGAAAAACGAGCCGGCCGTGGTCACGAATGCGCCGCGCGCGGCGTCCATCTATGCGGCTCGCAAGAGCGGCAAGTAACTTTGACGAAACCCGAGGAGGGAAACACTCATGTCGAACGTGAAGGTACAGGGCAGCCAGACGGCGGAATTTCTGGTGTCGGAAGGCAACGGGCAGATTTCGCGCGAACACATCGTGGTCAAGGCGGGACCGGCACTGCCGGCCGGCCAGGTGCTCGGCGTGACGAGCACCGGCGAGTACGCCCCGTACGACAAGGCGGCGAACGACGGATCGGAGGTCGCAGCGGCGGTGCTGTACGCGCCGTTGTCGGCATCCGACGCCCCGCGCTCGGCAACGGGCATCGTGCGGCTTGCCGAGGTCGCGGCCTCACGCCTGACCGGCCTGGATGCCACCGGACGTAACGATCTCGCCGAGCGTCATGTGATCGTTCGCTGATCGCAGCACACGCCACCAGAAGCACACCCAAGGCCTCGCACTGCGTGGCTTTTTTGTATCCATTTCCTGTTGGAGGTTGTATGGCGGACATCGCCCTGTTTCAAGATGACGCGTTCTCGCTGTCGTCGCTCACCGCAGCGATCAATGACCAGCCGCACGTACCCGGCCGCGTTGGTGCGCTCGGTCTGTTCGAAGAGGACGGCATCACCACGACGACGATCCAGATCGAGCGCGACGGCGACACGCTGTCGCTGGTTTCGGCAGGCGAGCGCGGCTCGCCGTCGGCGATCGTGGTCGGCAGCAAGCGCAGCATGATCCCGTTCAACACGGTGCACCTGCCGCAGCGTGCGTTCGTGAAGGCCGACGAGATCCAGAACCTGCGTGCATTCGGCTCCGAAACGGAGCTGGAGGCACTGCAGACCGTGGTGAACCGGCGTCTGGCGAAGCTGCGCCGCCAGCTCGATGCGACGCATGAATTCCACCGCATCGGCGCGATCAAGGGCGCGGTGCTCGACGCCGACGGCAAGACCGTGTTGATCGACCTGCTCCAGTACTTCGGCATCGACCAGACCGTGATTCAGTTTGAGTTGGGCAAGGCCGACACGGAAATCCGCGTGAAGTGCGTCGAGGTGCAGGACGCAATCGAGGATGCGCTCGGGGCGACGACGTACACCGGCGTGCGCGTGCTCTGCGGCCGGGCGTTCTGGAACAAGCTGATCGTCGCGAAGACGGTAAAGGAAACGTATCTCGCAACCGCGATGGCGGCATCGCTTCGCGGCGATGCGCGCGACGCATTCGACTTCGGCGGCTGCACGTTCGAGCGCTATCGTGGTCGCGTCGGCGACATCGGCTATGTGGCCGATGACGAGGCATACGCGGTGCCGGAGGGCGTGCCCGAGCTGTTCATCACACGCTTTGCGCCGGCCGACTACGTCGAGGCGGTCAATACGACCGGCCTGCCGTACTACGCGAAGCAGGAACTGGCGCAGTTCGGCAAGGGCGTCGACATCGAGGCGCAGTCGAACCCGGTGCACCTGTGCACGCGCCCGAAGGCGATCGTCAAGCTGAAGGCGTGATATGGCGTTCCGAGATCTGATCGCGGACGTCGACGCGGCAGTGCTGCGTGATCTCGGCGACGTGGATATCACGATCGACGGTCGGCCCGTCGACGGGATGTTCACGTCGCCGTGGCTCGGCCCGGATCTCGGCACGCAGCGCACGCAGCTCGTCGCGCCAGTCCTGCATATCACCGACGCCGACGCGGTCGATGTGACCGAGGGCAGCATCGTCGTGACCCCGAGCGGACGCAATCGCGTCTTCGAGCTGCATCCCGATGGGACGGGCTGGACGATCCTGATTCTGAGGTGACGATGGATCTGCTGAAGGTCGAGATTGACGTGAAGGGGGCGCTCGAAGCGCTCGCTGGCCTACCGCCTGCCGCGATGCAGGCGGCATGGCGGCGCACGCTACGAAAGACGGGCGCGTGGATCCGAAGTCAGACCGCGAAGGAGGTCGGCAACGCGACGGGTATCCAGCAGAAGCTGCTGAGGCAGCGGATGTACTTCTTCATGCGGTCGATGGATACCGGAAAGGTGTGGCTCGGATTGAACCCGATCGAGGCGCACCGGCTCGGCTCTGTTCGGCGCACGAAGAACGGCATGCGGGCCGGCAAATCGCTGTTCGAGAGTGCATGGCGCAAGACGACGGCACAGCCGGACGGGCCGATTTATCGGCGCATCGGCAACGCGCGTATGCCGTTCGAGGTCGTGAAGGTCGAGTGGTCGCAGACGGGCGATCCGGCGTTTCGTCGCGCGGCACGGGCGTGCGAGGCCCGGCTGATGACGGTGCTACGGCAGGAGGTCAACTATGAACTGCAGAAGGCGATGAACCGTGCTCGATAACCTGAAACAACTGCATGACGGCATTGGGTGCGGCCTGCGCGCGAAGCTGCCGGATCTCGAACGGATTCACGCGTATCCGAAGATCGGCAAGGCGATCGAGACGCCGTTCATTGCGATCGAGCTGGCCGAGCTGGACCCGGGACACGACGACGGTACCGGGCGCGTGCCGCTGATCGCGCGCATGCAGGCCCGCGTGATCGTCGATCCGCTGGTGGCCGATGCCGAGCTGCAGGTGCGCGAGCTGTCCGCTCGCGTGCTGCAAACGGTACATGGGGCAACATGGGGTCTGCCCGTGACACCCGGCAAACAGGTAGGCTCGGCGGGCGTTGATCCGTTCCGGCCCGAGCTGGATACGTATCTCGTCTGGCTGGTCGAGTGGGTGCACGAATTCGACCTGGGCGACGTGTTCGAGCCGCCGGCGAAGGGCCGCACGGTGCTGTGGGGCGTCGATCCGGAGACCGGGCCGGGGAACGAAGGCCGTTACTGGAATCCGGCGGATCAAGGCGTGGGGTGACGTGTGAGCGACTTCGAGCTTGGCGAGATGGATCGCCGCATGGCGTGCCTGACGCAGTCGGCCGTCGTCGAGGCGGTCACGTACGATCCGCCGCGCGTGAAGGTGCGTGTCGGCGATTGGGTGAGCGACTGGCTCAAATGGCAAGCCGGCGCGGCGGGCAAGGTCAGGCAGTGGCGTCCGCCGTCCGTCGACGAAGAGGTCGCGCTGTGGGCACCGTCCGGGGATCTCGCTGGTGCGTTTGTCGCACCGGGCTACTACACGGAGCAGCACGGCGGCTCGGGTCGGTCGAATCCTGACGAGACGGCGACCGACTACCCGGACGGTGCGTTCGAACAGTACAACCATGCGAGCCACGAATACGTGCTGTCGGTGCCGGCGGGCGGTCGGATCGTGTTTCGCATCGGCGGAACGGAGTTCGAGCTGAAGGCGGACGGTGCGCGGCTGCGCAGCGCGAAGCTGCTCGCCGACGTGCCGGACTCGACGTTCACGGGCAACACGACGACCGAGCAACTGCTGACGTTCAACGGCGGCATGCAGGGCAAGGCAGGCGAGGGTGGCGGTGTCGCGATGAAGATCGCGGGCGGTGCTGAATATCGCGACGACGTTGTTGCTGCTGGCAAGTCGGTCAGTCGGCACAGCCATCGAGAACAAGGGGATGGTGAGTTGGTTAGTAAGCCGATTTAGTATACAGCTGACAGAATTGTCAGTTGCCCGTATATCGGAGCGTGATGTAGGTTTTCTTCGACAGTCTTCCGATTTTAGAAACGATATTTACGGAACGGGGTGTTTGCATGAGCACGGTAGAGTCGGAACAGAAACCTGAGGAAAAGTCTGAGCGCCAACCCGAGCGGCAGCCCGCGCAGCAACCGGAGCAGCAACCGGAGCAGCAGACCGAGCAACAACTCGAGCAACAACTCGAGCAACAACTCGAGCAACAACTCGAGCAACAACTCGAGCAACGGCCGAAGCAGAAATCAATACTTGATTGGCCGTGGCCAGTAATCGTATCGATAGTTGGATTTGCTTCTTTGGGTATTGCCTATTCGCTCGGCGACGCATACTACAACGCATATCTAAGGAAATTCTGGATCGAACCTAGTGCATTTCCAATTGACAAGGCGCAGCACCTCGTTTTGTCATTGTTCGGCGCATTGACCACGGTGGCTAGTGTTCAAGCTTGGCTCACGGCACACACGATTCACGTAATGGAATCCGTGTTGGTGATCATGATCGGTATTGTTGCTTGGGTCGTGATCGAAAAGGCTCTGATTTGGGCAGTTGAACGGGCGAGCAAACGAGCAGACGGGTCGACCAGATCGATCAAGCTTTGGCCGATCGCACTTCGATTCTTTACTATCCTTTTTTGGATATGGACGGCTGTTGGAATCGGATCGATTCTTGGTATGTCCTTTCCTACAGTTATGGCAATTCCATCTGTAATTGGGGAATTGGCCGGTGACGGAGTCGCCACAGATCAGATGCGCGATTTCTCTCTTGGGTGCTGGGTATCTCAAGCGAGATGTCAGACGGTGGTCAAAGGTGGTAAGGAAGTTGCCCGGGGCTACATCGTTGCGCAATCATCGACGCACATTGCGCTGTACTACGAAGGTAATACGGTACAGCTGGCTCTTGATGGTTCGGAAATTAAAACTGTCGAACGACCAAACTTCGACCAGGCAATCCCTCGTTGATACGGCGTATTCACTCAAAAGCTACTTTGCCCCGCCTAGTGCGGGGCTTTTCATTTGTGGGGGATGTTATGGCGAAAGACGCGCATCAAGGTGGGGCGGTAGCACCAGTGACGTACATCGATACCGAGTATCGCAGTCGCGTGATTGTGTTCCCAGATGGCTCTCAAGTCGCAGTGTTGGCGGGTAAGGCGACCGTAACGGAGCCGGCGCACATCCGGTACATGGACGACCACGCGGACTTCAGGCGCGTTGAGGCGAAGGTGGTGTGATGGTCGCGCTGGTTGGCATGTGTCGCCGTACGGGCCGGTTGATCGGCGGACTCGATCATCTGGTGCAGAGCGTCGCGGACATTCTGAGCACACGCAAGGGAACCCGTCGAGAGCGCCCCGACTACGGCTCGGATATCCCGGCGATGGTTGACTTGCCTGTCACGCGTGGATGGATATCGGCCGCGCAGGCCGAGTCCGCACGGGCAATCGGCCGGTGGGAGCCGCGCCTCGCGCTGGATCGCGTCAACGTGCTGTCGGTGGTGGACGGCAAAGTGACTTTTCGAATCGCCGGGCAGTACAACGGCGATGACGTTGTATTCGAGGTGACGACATGACAGTAATCGATCTGTCGGCGCTTGATCCGCCGGATCTCGTCGAAACGCTGGACTTCGAGGAAGCGTATCAGCGCAAGCTCGCGCACTTCAAGCGGATCTATCCGGATTGGACGGCCGCGCTTGAATCCGATCCGGTTGTGAAACTGCTGGAATTGGCGGCATACGAAGAAATTCGGTTTCGGGCGCGCGTGAATGACGCCGGTAGAGCGGTGTTGCTGGCCTACGCAACGGGTGCTGATCTGGAACACCTCGCGGTGCTCTGGAATTTGCAGAGGGAGATTGTTGATCCCGGTGATCCTGAGGCGCATCCGCCGATTCCTGAGACAGGCGAGCGCGACGAGCGCCTGCGATTGCGCACACAGATGGGGATCGAGCGATCGTCGACGGCCGGGCCGTTCGGCGCGTATCGGTCGCTCGCGATGGACGCGTCGCCGGACGTTGCCGACGTGCGCGTCGATCGCCCGGAGGGCGGGGTGGTGCGCGTGGTCGTGAAGTCTTACTCGAACGGTGGCGTGGCGAGTGCGGCATTGCTCGACACAGTGCGTCGCGCACTTTCGCCGGAAGATCGTCGGCCGTTGAACGACACGCTGCTGGTCGTTGCGGCCCGGCCCGTCAATTACACGATTGTTGCTGACGTGTACGTCGGGCAGGGACCGGATCCGGGTGTCGTGATCGCCGCGCGTCGGCAGGATCTGGATATCGCGGTCGCGGCAGGCGAAGCGCTACGCGTCGGCATGCCTCGCTCAGCGGTGACGGGAGCGCTGCATCCCAAATCTTCGGGCGTCGTGCGTGTCGATCTGAAGGCACCTGCTGCCGACGTCGTATGCGCGATCGACCAGTTCGCGCGGTGCACGTCGATCGTACTCAATCCAAAGGTGGCAGATGACGATTGAAGCGTTGTTGCCAACAAACCAGACGACTCTGGAAGCGGCGCTCGCGCAGGTGATGCGCCCGAGTGTCGACCCGGACGTGATCAGGACGCTCTGGGATGCGGATCGCTGCCCGGCTGCGTTCCTGCCGTGGCTCGCATGGTCGCTCGCAGTCGACGGGTGGGAGCTGGCGGAATCTGAAGACGCACGCCGAGGGCTGATCAAATCGTCGCTGGCGATCTACCAGAGGAAGGGCACGCCGTGGGCGATCCGCGAGATCGTGCGGCGGCTCGGCTTCGGCGCGATCGATATTCAGGAGGGGCGGCAGGTTAAGCGTCGGGACGGCTCGGTAAAGCGCAACGGTCGATATCTGTATGGCAGGTCATCCGCTTGGGCCGAGTACGTCGTGACGCTGAAGCAGCCAGTTACGCGAGATCAAGGCGAAAGCCTGAAGCGCGCGATAGAGCGCTACGCGCCGGCGCGCAGCTTGCTGGCGTGGCTAGATTTTTCTGAGGTCGCAATCCGGCACAACGGCGTCGCGACGCGCAACGGTCAATATACGCGAGGGGTAATCGGAACATGGCCGATTTGAAAGAAGAGAGTAAATGGGAGCCGGGAATTCGACAGTTCGAGACGTCGGACCCGGTGCAGGGCGGCCCGGACGGCGTCGACAACATCGCACTCAAGCAACTTGGCAACCGCACGCGCTACTTGAGGGACCGCGCGGATGCAGCCGACAAAGTTGCTTCGGGGCTTGGGACACGGGCGGAAGCGACAGACAAGAAGGTTGTTGATCTCACGACACGTGCCGATGCGGCCGACAAGAAGATCGGTGATCTCGCTAACGACAAGGTCGCGAAGGCCGGCGACACGCTGAAGGGTAAGCTGCTCGGCAAAGCCGGTGCAATCACACCGAACAACACGAACAATGCCGGCTTTGCGTTTGACAGAGATCCCGATACCGGGATGTTTTCGCCGGCCGATGGGCACCTGCAGCTCGGTACGCAGGGTGTGCCGTACATCGCGATGCTGACCGGTAACATGACGCTTGGTGCAGCAGGATGGCTGTCGTTTATCGCCGGTAAGACCGAGCGCGGTCGCATCACGTCGGAGGGCCGCTGGTTGGTCGGTGGAGCGGCGGATGATGGCTTAAGCACGATGCTTGTCCAGAATCCTGCGATCGGATATGCCGTCGTCGCGAAGCGGCCTGATATTGGCGGGCAGTACCTGGCGCTTGGTGCGGCTGCGGGCATTGGCAGCAGCCCGAAGGACAACACGCTCGCGAGCTATTCCGATCCGGGCGCAGCCAAGTCGCTGATCATTGCTGCGTCGACCGATGCCGCAAACACGGCTCCGACGAACGGTGCGCTCGGTATTCGATTCACGATTCTCGGCCTCACGCGGGCGCAGATCGGCCCGACGGGAAATCTGATCGTTGGCACGTCGGCGGCAGATCGGGAGACCGGAAGGTTTCAGGTGGTCGCCGATGCGACCGGCTATGCAATGGTCGCGTACCGTTCGGGGAATCAGGCTCAATTCATCGGTATCGGCGCAGCGCCGAACGGACCCGGTGGCGTGATTGACAACTACATTGATGCGTACTCGCAGACGGCGGGTGGCAAGATCCTGTATTTGAACTCGACCACCGACGCAAACAACACGACGCCGACCGGCGGTCGACTCGGGATCGGATTCAACATTCTCGGCAAAACGAAAATGTTGCTGAATCAGGCCGGACGGCTACTGATCGGTGATGTCGCCGATGACGGATCGAATCTGTTGCGGGTCGGAGGGGGCGCAACTTTCGCATCACGAGTTACGCTGACGTCGAAGCAGGGAAATATCGAAATGGGCAGTACCACCGAGGCAGGGACACCCTATATCGATTTTCACAGTTCCGGTGCGCCGCGTGACTTCGATGCCCGAATTATTGCCAAGGGCGGTGACGCAGCGGCAGATGGGACGGGGAACCTTCAGTATCTTGCCGGACGACACTCGTTTCTGATCGGCGCAACGGAGAAGGTAACGATCAATTCGTCCGGTCGCGTGCTGATTGGTGGCGTGGCGGACAACGGGTCTGCGCTGCTTCAGGTCGGTGGAACCGTGACGGCAACTGCGCCGCCGGCCGGCGACAACTCGAACAAGCTGATCACGTCGGCATGGTTTGCGGCGGCAGTCGCCAATGTGCAGATCGGGCAGATCGTATGGGAGGCCCGAACTGCGCCGCGCGCTGGATTCCTGAAGCTGAACGGTACTGAGCTGAAGAGGGCTGACTATCCGCTGTTGTGGGCCTACGCGCAGGCGAGTGGCGCGATCGTCGCGGACGGCGACTGGGGAAAGGGCCGGCACGGTTGCTTTTCCACGGGCGACGGCAACACAACGTTTCGACTGCCGGACCTGCGTGGTGAATTTATTCGCTGTTGGGATGACGCACGCGGTGCCGATGCGCGGCGTCAGATCGGGAGCTGGCAGGACAGTCAGAACCGCTCGCACGCGCACGGCGCGTCTGCCGCCGCTGTCGGCGATCACTCGCATACCGCATGGACCGATACACAAGGCTGGCACGGACACCACGGGTGGACAGGTGGTGCGGGCGGCCACAATCACAACAACGGCATCTTTAGTCGCATGCTTCGGCCGCCGTATGGTGGGTCGATGACGGGTTCGGACACGGCGGGCAGCGGTTCTGAGCAGGCAGTGGGCGTGGGCGATTCCGCGGACATTGTCGGTGTCGGCGATCACGCGCACGAATTCAATACGGAAGGGGCCGGCACGCACGGCCACAACGTCGGCATCGGCGCGGCCGGGGGGCACTCGCACACGATCAGCGTCGCGGCTGATGGCGGTAACGAAACCCGTCCGCGCAACGTTGCGCTGCTCGCCATGATTCGGGCTTATTAATTCGAGGTCAAACATGCTTTGCAATCAATACGACAATCAAACCGGGCGCTATATCGCGAGCTTTCTCGCGGAACGCGACCCGATGGATGCGAGTCGATATCTCGTGCCTGCCTTCTGCACGCTCACGCCTCTGCCGGAAGTACCGACTCGGTCCTGGCCTTTCTGGCAGGACGGCAAATGGATGATGCAGCCGGACTATCGCGGTGTCCGCCTGTATCGAACCGATACGGGCGAGCCGGGCGAGATCACGGTCGCGGGTATTAGCCCCGACGACGCGGGATTGACCGAGGTGCCGCGTCCGTCCGACGAATACTTCTGGAAAGATGGCGTATGGGTGCTCGATGAGGAGGTCGTCGCGGAACGTGTACGCGAAGCCGCGATGGCGGATTTCTACGCGCGCATGGAGAAAGCGCGTCAGCAGAATCTCGGGAAGTCCGACGCGCGTGTGACGGGGTTGCTGTCGGATATCGAAGCGGCGACGTTCGACGCGTGGGCGGCATATCAGGTCGCGCTCGTCGGCGTGGTCGATTTGCCGACGTTCCCGAACGACGTCGTGTGGCCGGCCGAGCCGGACCCGGCGGCGTTGCTTGCCAAGGTCGAGGCGGAGCGTGCGGAGAAAGCCGCGCGTGAGGCCGAGGAAGCCGCTCGTCGCGAGGAGGCCGGTGAGACGGCTCCGGAAGCTGAATCCGAGGTGCCTGCCGGCAGTGATAGCTCAAGCGGTACCGAGCCGCGCGTCGAGGTCGACGCAAAGTAACTTTCCCGGCGCATTCGTGCGCTGTCCCGTTTCGTAAGCCGCTCAGTCGAGCGGCTTTTTTCATTTCTGGAGATCCGCATGGCAGCGACTTCGTTTTTTCACGGTATCACGACGACCATCGTCGACAGCGGCCCGCGCACGATCGCGGTGCCGTCATCGTCAGTCGTTGGCCTGACCGACACCTATACGCCGGGCGCTGGATTGGCGCAGCCGAACGTACCTGTACAACTGACGAGCTATGGCGAAGCGGTGCGTGCATTCGGCGAAAAGAGCGCGATCGCCCGCTCGGCCCGTGCGATCTACGCCCAGAGCAGCGCGGTCGTCGTTGCAGTCGGCGTCGCATCCGTCACCGATGCGGCGCAGCTAACGTCGGCGATTGTGGGCGGTGTCACTGCAGGCGGTGTCCGCACCGGCATGCAAGCGCTGCTCGACGCAAAGTCGCTTTTCAATACGCAGCCGCGTCTGCTGATCGCGCCGGGCCACACGTCGAAGCAACCGGTTGCGACAGCCGCTGATTCTCTGGCCGGCAAGCTGCGCGCGGTCGCCGTGATCGACGGCCCGAACAGCGACGACGCGGCGGCAATTGCGTACGCGAAGAATTTCGGCAGCAAGCGCCTGTACATGGTCGACCCCGGCGCTAAGGCATGGGACACGGCGGCAAAGGCGCAGATTGCGCTGCCGGCGTCGGCATACGCGGCGGGTCTGTTCTGTCAGACCGACGCGAAGATCGGTTTCTGGGCATCGCCGTCGAACAAGGAGATCGTCGAGATCACGGGAACGGGGCGCCCGATCGAATATCTCGACGGCGACGAGACGTGCCGCGCGAACCTGCTCAACAACGCGAACATCACGACGATCATCCGAGACGGCGGCTTTCGCTTGTGGGGCAATCGCACGCTGTCGGCCGATCCCAAGTGGAAGTTCGTCACGCGTGTGCGTACGCTCGACATCGTCATGGATGCGGTGCAGGCCGGGCACAAGTGGGCGGTCGACCGTGGCATTACGGCGACCTACGTCAGCGACGTGACCGAGGGGCTGCAGGCGTTCATGCGCGATTTGAAGCGTCAGGGTGCAGTGATCAACTTCGAGGTCTACCCGGATCCGAATCTGAACACGGCGAGCCAGCTCGAAGACGGCAAGGTGTACTGGAACATTCGCTTTACGGATGTCCCGCCGGCCGAGAACCCGATTTTCCGCTTCGAGGTCACGAACCAGTGGCTGACCGAAGTGCTCGATAACCAGATCTAAGGGGCAGCGATGATTCCGGAAACTCTGTACAACTGCAACACGTTCGTCGACGGCCGTAGCTACGCGGGGCGTGCAACGAGCATGACGCCGCCGAAGCTGAAACTCAAGACGGACGACTTCCGCGCGGCTGGTATGGACGCTGCAGTCAAGGTCGATCAAGGCATGGAACCGCTCGAAGCGTCGTTCGCGATGGCGACGATGGAGTACGACGTGCTGAAGTTCTTCGGGCTGGTCGATCAGGGGGCGTTCAACGGCGTGTTTCGCGCTGTGTTCAAGGATCGCAGCGGCAACTCGAAGAGTGTTGTTGTGTATCTGCGCGGCATGCTCTACGAAGTCGATCCGGGCGAATGGAAGCCGGGCGACAAAGTCGATGCGAAGTTCAACGTATCGTGCGACTACTACAAGCTGGAGATCGACGGCGCGGTCGTGCACGAGATCGACATTTTCGCGTGCAAGCGCGTGATCAACGGTGTCGACCAACTCGCTGACATTCGCAAGAAGCTCGGCATGGCGTGACCGTCATTCGACGCTCACGTTGCACATCAAGCAGCAAAGCTACTTTACTCAATCAATGGCGAGCCGCCGGCTCGCCATTTTTCATTTCAGGAACCGCAATGGACAAGGTTACGGTCAAGCTCGACTATCCGATCAAGCTCAATGGTGTCGAGTGCGACACCTTCACGATGCGCCGGCCGAAGGTGCGCGACATGCGTGGTGCGCAGAAGCTCGCGCCGAACGATTCCGAAGAACAAGAGCTGATCCTCTTTGCGTCCCTCGCGGACATCGCACCGAGCGATCTCGATGCGATGGACATGGCCGATTACGAGCGCGTGCAGGACGCCTACTATTCCTTTCGATCCGTACGGAAAGCTGGACCGAAAGACGCTCAAGGCGCTGGCAAATCGGCTGTTGCGTGAGTTGGGCATGTCGCCGACGTCGATCGACGAGATGACGGTCGACGACATGCTCTGGTGGCTGACGGACTGAAGGGGCCGATATGGCGAAAGACCTAGCACTTGGCATCGTGATCGGCGGGGCGGTGTCGGCGACGTTCGGCAAGGCGATTACCGACACGTCGTCGAAGATCGACGCGATGAAGAAGCGGGCGAACGATTCGAGGCTCTGGCAGCGCCAGATCGGCGAGACGATGCGCCTGCAGGATGAGTTCCGCCGGCTGCACGCGACGGGCGACAGTGCGGCGGACGGCATTCGCCGCAAGCTTGATAGCAATCTGAAGTCGCTGCGTGATGCCGGCATCGAGGTCGACCGGCTCGATCGTGCGTATGCGCGGCTCGGCCGGACGACGCGGGGGCTGGATCTGAAGGCGTCAGGCTACGAGCGGCTGGCAGCCGGTCAGGAGGCCGGGCGCGGTGTGATCGGTGATGCAGTGAAGCTGACGGCGGCGGTCGCGGTGCCAGCGACGATTGCGGCGAACTATCAGGCGATCATTCGCGACATCGCGATCAAGGCCGGTATCGCACGCACGCAGGAAGAGGCCGCAATGGGTGTGCGCATCCGGCGCGACGCCGGGGCGAACGGTATCGGCCGCAACGAGCTGGCCGACGCCGTCAACCAGATGGTTGCCGGCGGCATGGATCTGGATCGGGCGCTCAACTTCGCGCCGCTGGTCGCGAAGTTCTCGATCGGACAGGGGGCAACGACGGTCGAGACCGCGAAGATGATCCAAGCGCTGCAGCAAAACGCGGAGATCGTCGACCCGAGCCAGATGGCTAAGGCGTTGGAGGCGATCGCGTATCTCGGCAAGGAAGGCTCTTTCGAATCGGTCGACATGGCGCGATGGTTCCCGGTGCTGCTCGCCGAGATGAAGAAGATCGGCATCACGGGACAAGACTCGGTGACGCAGCTCGGGGCGATGCTCCAGGTGCAGATGAAGACGGCGGGCAGCTCCGACGAGGCGGCGAACAACCTCAAAAACTGGTTCTCGAAGATCGGTTCCGGGGAGACCGAGCGCAACTACGCGAAGGCCGGCGTCGACTATCAGGCAAAGATGCGCGAGGCGATCGGCAAGGGCTGGTCGACGCTGGAAGCGTCGTTCGTGCTCGCACGCGCATACATCGAGCGCGTCGACCCGGCCAAGGCGAAGCAGCTCGCGACGGCGGCGAAGCAGTTCAATTCGGAAATGGACCCGGCCAAGCGTCAGGCGCAGATGGCCGCGTTCGCCGAGACGATGAAGACCGGCGACCTGTTCAACGACATGCAGGTCAAGGCGGCGCTGACGGCATACATGCAGAACGCGGAGCTGTACAGCAACCTGAAGCGCAACGCGCAGCAGGCGAGCGGCGAGATCCAGAAGGATCTGGAGGCGCGACGCGAGACGTCCAAACAGATCTGGAGCGAGGTCGGTCAGCGATGGGATGACGCGATGCGCAGCATCGGCGACGCGCTTCGTCCGATTACGGATCGCGTCGGTGAGGGCGCAAAGGCGCTCGGTAGCGGCATCCAGTCCGTTGCAGACGGCGCACCCAAGGCGACAGCGGCTGTCGTTGGCGTCGCCGGTGCTGTCCTCGCGCTGCGCGGCGCAAAGGCACTTTGGAGTATTGGCCGGGGCGCGGTCGACATCGCGCGCGGCACCTTGCTCGCGCGGGGCGGTCGAGCGGCTGCGGGGCGTGCTGGCGGTGCAGGTGGTGTCGTGGGCCGGGCGCTCGATGCACTCGGCGGGGCTGCGGGTGCTTCTGGCGGGGTGCAGCGTGTTTTCGTCGTGAACATGTCCGGCGGGGGCGTCGACGGTGGCGGTCTGGGCGATCTGATGGGGGGCGGACGTGCACGTCGTGCTGCACGTCGTGCGGCAGCTCGAGGTGGGCGGCTCGGTCGAGTCTTCAATGCCGGCCGTTCTCTGTTTGGCCGTGTCGCGCCGTATGCCGGGAAGCTCGCCGTCGCGGGCACGGTGCTGAAGTTGGGTCTCGCGGCGCGGGAAGCGTACGCCGTCGCGTCGAGCACCGATACCAGCAAGGAGAAGGCGAACCGCTTCGCGGGTATCGCGGGCAGCCTTGCCGGAGGTGTGATGGGCGCGAAGGTCGGCGCGATGATCGGGGCCATTGGCGGGCCGATCGGGTCGGCGGTGCTCGGTGTGATTGGTGGTGCCGTCGGCACGTTTGCCGGCGACAAGCTGTTCAGCACGATCTCGCGCAAGGTGCTGGATCGCAAGCCGGACGAGGCGCCAGCGAATGTCGCAGCACTCGCGAAAGCGAAGGCACTCGCGACAGACGGGGCGGCCGGCGTTGGAGCTCGACCGGGGCCGCGTATCGAGCAGCAGAACACCTTCGCCCCGGTCTTCCACGTGAAGATTGAAGCGAGCGATACGGACCTGGCTAACAAGTTCCTCGCGCAGGTCAGTCCGCAGTTGACGCGAATGATGGACGAGCACCAACGCAAGGCGAACAGTCGAACGGCCATGTTCGATTCGCCGCATATGTAACGGGAGGGCGAATGGATGTAATCCGACAGATCACAGGGGCGGCAACGCAGGCCGGAATCGCGACCGAGCGCGTGCGGCAGATGGTCCGCATATTCGATCGGAATCGCGCGGCGAGCATGTCGACGGTCGACATGCTGCAACGTCTCGCGACCGGCAATCTGAGCAGCGCAGCCCAGCTGCTGACGGGCGCGAAGGGCGCGCTGGCGGTGGCCGGCGATCTGTTCCCGCAGGTCGGCACGGTACTGCGCAGTTTCAATGCGACGCAGGCGTCGATCGGCTCGATTTTGAAGGCGGTCGAAGGCTCGAATTTCCCCCTTGTGCAGGCTGCCGCTGACAGCGTGAAGTCAGCACTCGGCGGGGCATGGAATCAGTTCAACGCGGCGGTCGGTCTGAAGGACTCGGCGGTGGTGGACGTCATCAAGTCGACCGGTGTCGGCTCGCTGCTGTCGGGACTGGTCGACGGCGCGACGTCGAGCACGCCGCACCTGATGTCGATGACGACCGACGCGGGCGACGCGTTCCATTTCAATCTTTCGACGGCCGCTCACGACAAGTTGCGTCGGGCGACGCGGTATCGCGTGGCATCGCAGGAGCGGCTGAACCGACAGGAGGCGCTGCAGGCGGTCAGTGAAGGGGGCGAGACGATCACGCTGTCTGGCGTCGTGTTCCCCTCGCTCGGGGCCGGCACGAAGCAGATCAACCGGCTGCGGGCGATCGGCGGACGCATGAAGCCCGTGCAGCTCACGACGGGCGACGGCGAGGTGCTCGGCCGGTGGCTGTTGCAGTCGATCGAGGAGGAGCAGGACGCGCTGCTCGTCGACGGCATTCCGCGCAAGCAAACTTTCTCGGTGGAGTTCGGCCGCTATGGCGAAGACTTTAAGAACGTCTGACGGCGACGTGCTCGACACGCTTTGCTTTCGGTACTACGGCACGTTGCAAGGAACGGTCGAGGCCGTGTACGAGGCGAATCCGGGGCTCGCGGCTCGGCCGCAGCCGTTCCCGGCCGGCGTCGAGATCCTGCTGCCGGATCTCGATGCGCCGCGTGTTGAATCGGTCCAGCTCTGGACGTAGCGAGGTGTGATGGAAGCGATTTTTCAGGTTATCGCGAACGGCTCGGATGTGACGAAGGTGATTCAGGATCGCGTGCTGGAGATCCGGGCGATCGACAAACCCGGTCTGGACGCTGACGAGTGCACGATCACGCTCGACGATCGCGACGGCCGCATCGAGTTTCCGCCGAAGGGTGCGACGTTGAAGGTGTCGATCGGGTGGGAGGGACAGGGGCTGGCGATGCTCGGCGAGTATGCCGTCGACGAGGTCGGCGTGCGCGGGCCGCCGGCCAGCGTCGTGATCCGGGGCAAGCCGGCGAATATGCGTGCGACGTCGAAGACGCAACGATACGGGAGCTGGTCGAACGCGAAGCTGGCCGACATCGTCGGCGACGTCGCGCGTCGTAACAAGTGGTCGACCGCGTGCGACGTCGACGTCATCGTGCCGCGCATCGACCAGTTCGGCGAGAGCGATCTGCACTTCATCACGCGCGTGGCTCGCCAGTACGGTGCGACGGCGACGGTCAAGGCCGGCAAGCTGATTGTCCTGCCGCGCGGCGGCGGCAAGAGCGCGAGCGGCAAGCCGCTGCCTGTCGTGACGCTCACGCCCGATGCGCTGCTCGACTATGACATCAACTTCCCCGACCGCGCGAGCTTCGCGGCCGTTCGCACGAAGGTGCACGATCGCAAGACGGGCAAGAAGATCGATCTCACGATCCCGAATCCGGATGCGCCGCCAGGTGCGTCCGCAGTGCATACCGAGCGGCATGCGTTCGCGAGTCCGGAGGCCGCGAAAGCTGGGGCGACGTCGCGATTGGCGACGCTCAATCGGCACACGTCGACGAGTCGCCTTACGATGCGCGGCCGCGCCGATCTGTCGGCCGAGAAGACGATCGCGCTGAAGGGGTTCAAGAAGGGAGTGGACGGTGAGTTTCTGATCGAGTCGGTCGAACACACATTCGCATCACGCGGATGGATCACGGTCGTGACATTGAATGGAGGGAACAAGGGGAAAGCGAAGGTCGGCCACGGGAAGAAGAAGGGCAAGAAGATCGATCTGGTGGTGCCGGCGCCGAAGTAACGCCGCGCGCTGTTCTTTGAAGGCCGCTCACGGGAAACCGGAGCGGCCTTTCTTTTTATCGGGCAAGGGGAACCGATGCAAGACCATGAAAAGACGATTCTGGAGCTGATCATCATGGGCGGTTTGATTGGCATCGCGAAGGTGTTGGTGGGTAACGAACATTTGACGTTCCGGCTCGTTGCAGGCCGTGCCGTGTTGGGTTCAGCGACGTCGATGGTCGCAGGCATTGCGCTATTGCAGATCCCGGATCTGCCGCCGATCGCGCTTCTCGGGATCGGCAGCGCATTCGGCATCGTCGGGTCGCAGTACCTGGAGGTGCTGCTGCGTAGGAAGGCAAAGCAACTTTTTGGGGGAAGCAAGAATGGGTAAGTACGACGGGGCGAAACTGAAGGCTGAACTGACGCGCGATGAGGATCGGCGCTATCGAATCTATACCGACACAGTCGGCAAGGTATCGGGAGGCATCGGCCGCAATCTGACCGACAAGGGGTTCCGCGATAACGAGATCGATCTGATGTACCAGAACGACATCGCAGAAACCGAGGCGTGGCTCGATCGCAATCTGTCGTGGTGGTCGTCGCTCGATCCGGTTCGCCAACGCGTGATGATGAACATGGCGTTCAACATGCAAGGGAAGCTGCTCGGGTTTCGCAAATTTCTCGCGGCGGCGCAACGTGGCGACTGGAACGGGGCGGCGACTGAAATGCTCGACAGCCTGTGGGCGCGGCAGGTCGGGGATCGTGCGAAGCGCCTTGCGTCGATGATGCGGAGCGGCGCATGACTTGGTTCGATCCGCGTGTGTGGCTCGCCGTCATCGTCGGTGTAATCGTCGGAGCAGCGGCAGGCTATTCGAAGGGGCAACGTGACGCGGACCAGTCCGCCAAGGTCTCTGATCAGGCCAAGCAGATCGACGAGCTGCGGGTCGAACGTGATGAATTTCGCCGCCGTCTGGTGGCACAACAGGGGGTCGCAACTGATGCTGCGAAAGAACGTGATCAGGCGGTCGCTGATGCGGCTGCTGCCGATGGTGCTGCTGTCAGCCTGCGCAAGCAAGTCGCCGCACTCGTTGTCGACGTCCGGCGTGCCGCCGCTTCGACCCGAAGCACGGCAACCGGCGACGCCCTCGATCTGCTTGCCGACGTGCTCGGCCGGACTGACGAGGCTGCGGGAGAGTTCGCGCGAATCGCTGACGAGCGCGGCATCGCCGGTCAACAGTGCGAGCGCAGTTACGACGCCTTGATCGGCGACGCGCAAACCAATCCGCCGCAGTAGCGTGGCAATCGAGGCCGGGCGGTCTCGAAAGAAACAGGGCGACCGGGGAAATGTTCGCGCATTGCCCCGGTCGCCTTTCCACTGTCTGAGCCAGTGAATCAGCCAAGGCCCTGCTTACCTACGTAGGCGGGCCGGATTCTACACCAAGTTTAAAAACGGCTTTCACAATGGCAAATCCCATCATTCCTTGGATCGGCGGAAAGCGCCGTCTTGCAGACCATCTCATTCCGCGCTTTCCGGCGCATGACTGCTACGTCGAAGTGTTCGCGGGTGGTGCAGCGCTGTACTTTCTGCGCCCTCCGGCAAAGGTTGAAGTGATCAACGACGTCAACGGTGAGCTGATCAACCTCTACCGTGTCGTACAGCATCACCTGGAGGAGTTCGTGCGCCAGTTCAAATGGGCTCTGACGAGCAGGCAGGTGTTCGAATGGCTGAAGCAGACGGTCCCGGAAACCCTTACCGATATCCAGCGTGCGGCACGGTTCTACTACCTGCAGAAAAGTTGCTTTGGCGGGAAGCTGGAGGGACAGACGTTCGGCACCGCGACGACAACGCCGCCCGGCCTGAACCTGTTGCGCATCGAGGAGGAGCTATCAGCGGCACACCTGCGGCTCGCGAACACGTTCGTGGAGCGGCTGGATTGGGCGGCCTGCATCGATCGATACGATCGGCCGCATACGCTCTTCTACCTGGACCCACCGTACTACGAGACGGAGGGGTACGGCGTTGCTTTCCCCTTCGGCGAGTACGAGAAGATGGCCGCAAAGCTGCGTGCGATCAAGGGACGCGCTATCGTGAGCCTCAACGACCATCCCGACATTCGGAGCGTGTTTGATGGGTTTCATATTGAGACGGTGCCAATCCAGTACACCGTCGGCGGAGGCGGAAGGGCCGCAGAACGAAACGAGCTGATCATCTTCAGTTGGGATTACGCGGCGCAGCCGGTGGGGCTGTTCTAACCGACGATGCCGGTGCGATCAATCGTACCGGCATCGCGTTCACGGGTTGGCGCAGGCCGGCAGCGTCAATCGAAGCGAGCGCTGTCAATCATGCGGCGGAGCTGGTCGAGTGCGAACGAGTCGGGATAGCCGTTCTTCTTCAATTCCAGCTCGGCGGCGCAGACCATTTTCTCCATGAGCCGCAGCGTCCGGCGGACGTGCACGACTTCCAACACAAAGCGCTGTTCGATCGTGAGCGCACGATTTTTCTTGTAGGGAGTCGCGCTCCACGCGTCGCGCAGCTCCGCCCATGTCAGGCGTTGGAATTCAGGCAACTTTGTTGCCTTGTCGGAGCCGGGATCGGGTTCGCCGGGGATGTCGTGGAGCCTGCATTTCATGGCTTCGCGAGCGCGCCACTCGTCAGAGAACGGAGCAACCGATGCGCGCGGATTGCCCATGCGTCCGGCCCGCATGATCTCCTTGTCAATCTTGTTTGACAGGCGGCGCAGCGGAGCTGCGTATTGCAGCTCGTCGGCACGATCGAGGTACGCGATCATTCTCGTGGCGTTGTCGGTAAGAGTGCCCATTTCGCGCAGCGTAATTCGCAGGTGTAGCACTTCGAGGATCAGGCGATGGACGTCGGCATACGTGCACGTGCGCCACCATTGCGACATAGCGTCAAACTGAGGAGGGTCGAATGGGGGCAAGATCATGATGCGAGCAAAGCACTGTATGGATATACAGTTTATCGCGGAGTAAGATGAGGCCGTCAAGTCTCAAAAATGGGGGCGGGCAGCCATTCGACATCGTCCAGCAGATCGTCGACAATCTGCACGCGCGTCGTGCAACGGCACGGCAGTCTCGCATTGCTCAAAGGATTTGGCGTATATCGAAGTCTTCGAACTGACGCACCGGAAACTGCCATGACCTATCCGAGCACCCCGTTCATTCTGTCGGCGATCGATCCGGATCTTCTGTATCCGTGCCTCGAGGTTCGATTCGAAACCGACGACCTGGATGCGCTGCGTCGGCTGGTCGACCCGGACGCCCCCGAGGATGCGGACCTCGACGACTACTATCTTCTGTCGCCAACACAGGTCGCCGCCGTATGCGACACCTTTGCGATCGAGTTTGAGCATGGTTCGCGCGATGCCATCATCTCGAAGTATGTCGATACTGGTGTTCGTATCCCTTACCTTGTCCATACAGGTTACGAGCTGGCTTTGATGGTGCAAGGGCGCAAACCATTCGGGTTCATCGAATTCAACAGCGAATGGTGGCCGTCGGTCCTACTGAAGGCTCGCTTTGACGAGTATGTGGCTCAAGGTGTCTTGCACTCGCACGAAATCATCGTTGATGCACCGGCCCGACCAGGCCGTCCAGCGCGTCGAATTGGGCAAATCCTGTATACGCTCAAAGGCGAGGAGTGGCGCATCCCAGCGCTGGAATTTTTCCGTCAGAACGTCAACCGGCGGGGCGACGGCTGCGAGAACATGGAGCGCCTGGAAGGTGCGTTGCTCGGTTACGAGCCGTGGCAAAACGACTGGTGGATCGACCATCTCGCGCGCAGTGGTAGCGGTCTTTACGGCGCGTCCAGTATCGTCAAGGTGGACCGGGCGCAATTCGACTGGCTCGTTCACGCTGGTTTCCGGGCGCTTCCGCCAGTCGATACACCGACATTCACCCTCTATTCGTCACACTGGTTGGATGAAGATGCCATGAAAGCGGCCATACGGGACGACCCGACGATCGAAGCGTTCGTGCAATTCAACGGTGGACAGGCTCAGATCCTGCACGCAGCTGATTTCCGCACCGCAGGCCCTTACGAGATCCCGGCAACATTGATTCCGTCGATAAACCGTCGCCTCTGGCGCCCGGTAAGGGTTTTGATCCGTCGAAGTGATTTCCTCGAAGCTGATTCGTAA